ATTGGAACCGGTGTATTCACGATCCCCTTCATCAGCTCGATCCTTAGACCAGATCTTGCCTTGGAAGATCAAGTACTTAACGCGCTTGTCTGCCTTTAGTTGCTGAAATAAATTAGCGCAATCAATACCAGCCAACTTATCGTGGGTTAGATCCACTGCGTATCCAGTATTGTGATCGCTGTTAGGGCTAGCAGATATGTGTGCTTTGCTGGGTAGCAGTCCGTCGCTAGCTTTCTTGCGTTTCGGACGAAGTGCTGTCGCTTGTCGCAGGACAGCAATAGCGGCAGGTGTGGCTCGTTTGGCAATCATCGCAGATATCACTCATTTCTTTTGTATCATAATTTGGTAGAGGATCTCAACTTTTTCTTCTAGTCTAATCACGGAGTCTTTGAGGCTTGAGCCACTATTGGGTTTAAGTTCATTAAGATAGTGCTTAACTAGCCAGCGCACTGCGCCGACAAAGCCACCAATGATTGTACATACTGCAACAGCTACGGTTGCGTAGTCTTGTGCCTGCATTAGACCGTCCGAATCGTTACTAGTAATGTGCCACCAAAGCCAGAGAACCTTTTGTCTTCTGGTGTTTTGTTTATGAAATCTAGTTCTTCAATCAAGCCAAGGTATGACTCATTAGTTCTAAAGTCTTGGACACGAACAGTGTCACCAATGTTTTCAATTGAAACTAGCTGTGACATACGGAAGTAAGAAGATCCTTCGTAGCCAACTTCGTTACCGAACTTATCGCTTTCGTGGTCATAGCAGAATAAGGGATACTGAATAAGGCGCTGGCGTGGTACTGCCGGCAAAGACTTGAGTTGGTATCCAGTAAACAGTGGCCCTTTAAGGACATCTGTAGTTGAACGAGTAAAGTTAAATTGGAAGCCAAGATATTCCTGTGAAGTAGCAGGGTAACTTACGTTGATTTCTGTAACAGTTGCGTTCTGTGCAAAGGCACCGATAAGTACAAAGTTATCAAAGGAGTCAATTGATTGAATACTGATGGCACCATTGGTGGTATCTACGCGAGCTTGGAGCAACTTAAAGATCTTAGTCTCTAGCGTGTTGTAACGGATGTAACCGGTACGCAAGTATCCACTTGCTACTAGGCTAGTAGTTGACTCAGCCCAAGTATTATTACCATTGGTAAAAGCTGCCCTGTCTGAGTTACCAAAGAAGGCAACCTGACTTGCTGTAGTGGTAGTTCCAGAAGCAATAAGATCCCAAGCCCAAGGGAAGAATAGAGTGCCTGGAATAACTGTTGCTGATAGGTCTACACGGACTAGCCCTGCCTCGCCATCTACAAGAGTTGCGATGTAGGCAAAGCGATCACGGAAGGCTATAGAGTTACAAGATGCGTCATCAAAGAGCAATGGCCCATACTGGATATCTCCGTTGGCATCTGATACGCCAACTCTAAATCCTAGATTAGTAGCAAGGATTGCATAGAGTCCAAGGTATACATCGAAGTCATTGATGCGTTCACCTTGTGGCATATCAATAACAACAGTAGGTGTTTCAAGTGTTGGTATATAAAGGAGAAGCGGGTAGCGCACCAGAGGCGTTGTTAGCATCTAGTTCATAGATCTTGTTGTCAATGGCAGCGATAAGGCGCTGCTTAACATAGCGAATAGTGGCACGAGTAGTACTAGTAGCGTTATAGATTTCAGTGTCGCTAGTAGTTCCAGCAAGGTTACCTCGGTGGACGTGTGAGCCATTGACAAAGAAGTACTGTTTGCCATTAGTAGTAACGCTAAAGATTGTAGATGCTGTGCCAGTCTGTGTGTAGGTACTTGAAGTACCACCAGTTGTAATCTTCTTGAGTGCAGTGCCATCTGTTACTAGGATGCAGTCATTGGTGCCATCATTGACACCGATAAGTTGAGCAGCAGCAGCACCAGCATAGAAGCTGGCTGTGTCATTAAGCAGGGTTGCCTGTCCTCTAGTCCATACATCTAAGCCCTTAGACTCTGTGTACTGGAAACGTAGTGATTCTTCCTGCTGTGGTTCAAAGTATTTAATACCAGCGCCATAATGAAAAGATGACTGAGATCGAACCCACCAACCGGTAAGTGTCTGCTCTCCGGCTTCTCTTGTCTGGTCAATTTGTTGCTTGCGATACTGAGCAGTAACACGGCGATAAGGCATCTCGTCTGAGTTAGCAAGAAAGAATGGCAAAGCTCCAATTGCTATTTCATAAGAAGGGCCAGTAGGTGTGTAAGTTGTAGATCCTACAGGGTTGGAAAGTACGTAGGGAATACCCTCGGTGATGTCATCGCCGTATGCCATTATTTGACCTCCATCATTTTTAGATTATTCCCAAAAAAATGTTTCTTAAAATTACAATCCAAGTGCTGCTTTAAGTTCTTCAATAGATAAACCTACCGAAGCTAATTTTTCCTCAATTGTTAGTTCAATCTTAGGATTTTCTTTGTGATTCTTTAGACCGTTAGTTGCTTCGGCTTTGGTTAATTCTCCAAAGATGTAAAGTTTGTCTTCGTGAATATAAACATCATCACAATTTAATTCTGCTTTTAATTGTGTACCATTTAAAAACGCTGGAATATCAAATTCGTGTTTTTCCATTATTAAGCTCCTAAGTAGGCAACGCCAAATTGCGCGTCTAGTGTGTCAGTTGTTGTACTATTTATTTGACCAGTCATTTCTATATAGTCTCCAGCTGTTAAATAAGCTGTAAACGATCCAGTCATTGACGCGTTGTTGCTTGCTAAATTTTTCATTGTTTGTAGCGTTTCACCACCAGTGCCATTTTTAATAAATCGCATAATTTGATATTCAATTCCAGAATAAAAGAAAAATGACCCTGTTATTAGATAATAACCACTCTTTCCTGTTGGAATTGTAATTCTTGTATTATTTGTAGCAGGATCGTGAAAACCATTTGTGTCAAAGACATCTGCTGTAGCAAAAGGAATTGTTCGGGGAGTGCCAGCAGTAAAAGCAATACTTGTTGAACATTTAGCTAAACAACCTACAAAAATAGGACTTGTTGAAACTGTTGTCCATTCAGGCGCGGTTGCTCCACTATTTACTGTCAAGACTTGACCAGCGGTTCCTATTCCCAATCGTGCTGGAACTGTTGCGTTGCGATAAATTGTATCGCCAGCAGTAGTCAGAAGACTATTGTTTATTACACCACTTGTTAATGCCAATGTTCCTGTTCCTGTTGGAACTGTAATAGTTCCTGAATTACTAATTGACGCAATTACAGGAGTTGTTAAAGTTTTATTTGTTAAAGTATCGGTCGTTGCACGACCAACTAAAGTGTCAGTTGAAGTTGGAAGGGTTAAAGTTCCTGTGTTTGAGATTGTTCCAATAACAGGGCTAGTTAAGGTCTTATTAGTTAAGGTATCTGTTGTTGCCTTACCCACCAAGGTATCATTACTAGTTGCTGGTAGCGTCAAGGTATTAGTGCCAGCAACTGCAGTTGCCTGCACTGTGGTAGTTCCAGAAGTAGATCCGCTAAAGGCAAAGGATGCTACAGGTGAGGCGTTGTTACGGAAGAATATAAGGTCATCACTTGTAAGTACGTGCTTAATTGCAGCCCCTGAAGTATGAGCAATACCAGAGACACCTGGGGTACCAGTACCAGCCTGACCTCGACTAATAGTTAGCGTGTCACCAGATACTTGCGTTACATAAACAATTTCTTCATTGATTGTATCTGGATCTAATGCGACAGTAAAGATATCAACGTTGCCACCGGCTAGTGTTACACCACCCATAAGTGCTGTGCCAGTACCTGTTGCTACCGTTAGACTGGTAACCGTAGTGTTAATAGAACTAGCAAGTGTTGTTGCATTACTGGTGGACGAGTATTGTCTAGTCATTTATTTGCCTCAACTTGTGTAATGGATACGGATTGGGTATTTGTCTTGTAATTTCAGCGCTTCTTCATTAAGTCTTTGTTGGTATAGAGCAAAGATATAACGAGAAGCAGATACACCAGCAGTGCTAGGAATCTTGGTATCGTTAAGGTCAGCTTCTGCTGAACTTAGATTGATTCGACCAGCATCTAGGTATGATAATAACTTGTAAGAGGCACCAAGGATTACTACTTCTGCAGAAGAACCAGGTAACCCTGTTACATCTGCGTAATCATCTGTACCACTATCTAAAGTATTAGGAGTTGTTGTATACCAAACCTGTACTGTTCTACCAGGCTGGATATTCTCATAAAGGTTTACAGTATTTTGTGTATTAAAAGTGGCAACATTTGCCATCTGGTCTGCACGCCAACGGTTAATAGGTAGCCATTCTTGGCTAGATCCTGTTGTCTGCCAAGACATATAAAGGATTGACTCTAAATCATCTGGCAAAGGATAGGTAGTTTGGCTTGCATTAAAGGTAAAGGTGGTTGAAGCAACAGACCATAGCTTGGGATAAAAGCTATTGATTGTGTCATTGATTGCTTTCTTAATCATTACTCGTGGAAAAGTTGGAGCAAGAGTTATTTGTGCATACTGACTGTGAGGCGCTGGTGATGTGTTCTGATAGCCTCTACCAAATCCTGGAGCTGCATTAAGTGTGCTGCTTCCTTGGTCAAAGTTATCAATCCAAATAAGTTCATCATCAATTTCAATAACACCTTTGGCTAAGTTAGAACTTGAACCAATAATCATAGCTGTATCGGTAGTTGTTATAGCAGTAGTAAGGTAAGTTATTCTATCTTGGCGCAGGGTGTATCCAGCTAAGGAGGACCTAACCTCATCTATCATATCGCTAAGCGTTGGCATTATTTCCTTTCATACCAGCCATCTCCCCATAGAGTTAGCAGTCTTCCAAAG